TCTAACCTTTCATTCTCCTAATCAGAGAATCCAGCCCAGGGATGGGAAGGTACGAAAAAGCCCCGCGAGGGGCTTTTTCTTTATACACATAAGTATAACATGGCTGATAGATTTCCATTGATTATTAATTCTACTAGTAGTCAAATTGAAGAAATTCCATCTGGGGACAATCTCAATTTGAGCAATAGCAATATTGTTAATGCAGGGAATATTGCAGCAGTTAACACAACATCAACATCAACTATGTTGTTAACTGGCCTGGCAGCTGATCCACCAGGTGTTGCTGGGCTTATATATTACAACACCACCACAGGTAAATTTCGTGGCTATAACGGAATATCTAATACCTGGACGGATTTAAATTAAATGTCAAGAACGATGCAATATCTAGACTTTGTACCAGGCTAGATATTGTACAATTTTTTTAGTAACACTGGCCCAATCGCCTCTTGTAGGTTGTCTAAAAAGCCTAGCACTAGAGTACCAAGGACTAGAATCTCTGTCTAATAACCAACGCCAGTCTGTGGCAAAAGCATTGAGCATGACCCATACTGGACGACCTAACGCACCTGCCAAATGAGTGATAGCAGTATCTACACTAACAACAACATCTAAGTGCATCATCAAGGCAGCCGTGTCGGCGAAACTGCTAATTGACCCAGGCCAAAGTCTGAGACCAGCGTCTGCTAATGCTTGTGTTTCGTCAGGAGTGGCATCCACTTGTAGACTAATCCATTCATATTCGGGGTGACTCTGAATCATGGACAGCACTTGATCAAACGGCACACCTTTGTGTTGATTGAGCCAGGCGTCTCTGCGACCACTCCAGGAAATTCCCACACGCATTTTGTATTTAGGTCCTAGGCGATCCTGCCATTGTTTCATCAACACCGGATTGGCGTTCATGTAACTTTGAATCCGGGGCAAGTTATCCAGTGTGACACCAAGTATACCAGGAATACTCATGATAGGAACCCAGTAATCAAACTCGCCCATGTCATCGCCGTAGCCGGCAACTTGTTCTATAATGTCACTGGTGTTTAGCAATGGAATCAATCCGTCTGTGACTTGCAGTTTGACCCGGGCACCCATCAGGTGTAGATTGTAAACAAATCTCACAAACTGAATACAATCACCGTGACCTTGCTCGCCCACCACAAGAATAGTCTTGTCTTTGAGATCTTCTCCACGCCAGCGTGGTTGACTTAACTTGGGTTCTGTCCCTACTAAATGTTCGTAGTTCCAGCGTGACTCATAGGCAGGCCAACCACGCTGATAGTCGCCACTCAACAAATAGCTCACGGCCAAATTAAAATGTGCTGTTACATTGTTTGGTTCCAACAGTGCAGCATGTTGAAGAAACGGTATGGCACGTTTTGGATGCCCGCATTCACGCATGACATTGCCGTAGTTGTTGAATGCTGCGGCTGAATCAGGATCTTGAATAAATGCCATGGCATAACATTGTAATGCCTGTTCAGGGTGTCCTTCGGCTCTGTGCTGGTTACCAGCATCAATTAACTCAGTAGTGTTCATAAGGGTATTTACGCTCCTGGCGAACACTATTTTACATTTTCGCTAAATACTTGTCAACACAATAAGGTGTTTTATGCGGCGATTTAACCCACCGCGTAGCGACTAGAACTCGCATCGGACTTCTTTAAGGAGAAAACAAAATGGGTCGTCCTCTTAAAATACAAAAAACCTCAACTGGATCAGGCAACGGCGGTGCAAGCGTTGGCGTGGATCTTGGTTTCCCCAATTTTGGGTCACTCACAGCACCTGTGGTCAACACTGCGAACACACTTAATTCAACCGAATATCTGGGTGTGGTAGGCGGAGCAGCTCCAACAGATGCACCTTCGGCAACCAATCCCAGAGTTGAAGTAATCGTAAACATTGCCGCTCCTGATGGATCAGGTATTGGTGTGGCTGCTGGCTACATCATTAGACAAAAAGGCAGCCACAAATATCTAGTGGGCGATGTCACCGGTGTCAACGATGGAAGTTTTGTGGTGGGTCAAGCCTATCAAATCACTTCTGTAGGAACCACCAATTGGACAGCCGCAGGGGCTCCCAGTAACTTTGGCGTAGGCACCATATTCACAGCCACCTCAGTGGGCGGTGCAGGATCGGGCACAGCCAATAGTGTGGGAGTGTGTGTGTTGGCTGACGATGCAACTCCTGCTGCAGGACTAATGGCAATTACTTTTACCACAGGCGATTCAACTGCTACCACAATCAGCAAACTCACCAACAAGTTCTTGCTGGACTGGACCGGCGGTTCAACCTATGCTGACACTTCTGTTGTTGCGGACAAACGCTATGCCACCAACTTCTTCACAGACGAAGGCACAGTGATCAAGTCAGGAACCACAGGTGCAGCCAACACAGGCACTGTGGCCGCAGGCCAACAAAATCTGTTGGATCTGGCCATTGTGGACAACGTCACTTCCTAATTTGTCACCCCCATCAATCCTCTCAGCTACATACTGGGAGGATTTTTTATGGGCCCAGCTTTTGTGTTAGGTAACGGCATAAGCCGTCAACAAATTGATTTGAACTTGCTAAAAACGCTTGGGCGTGTGTACGGCTGTAATGCTATCTATCGAGAGTTTGAACCAGATGTACTGATCAGTTTAGATGCACCTATAAGTGAACGTATTCAGCACGAAGGTTATAGCCGAACCCATACTCATTACACTCGTAAACCTTTGCCAGGTACAGGTGCAATACGTATGGCTCAACAATATTTTGGATATAGTTCTGGTCCAGCGGCAGTGGGGCAAGCAGCATTGGATGGTGCAAGAGCTATCTATTTGATAGGATTTGACATGGGACCAAACCGCACAGGTAGATTCAACAATATCTACGCTGACACAGAATTTTACAAAAAAAGTTCAGCTAATCCCACATTTACTGGCAATTGGGTGCGCCAAATACGACAAGTAGCTAAGGATTTTCCCAAAGTGAGTTTTTTTCGTGTGGTTGGTGACACCACAGCAGATCTGTCAGATCTTCGGGCCATAGCCAACATGGCACACATGCCTATCGCAGACTTTCAGAACCGTATAAATAACACAAAGGAACTCTAAATGTCTATCTACAAGCGTTATGCCAGCAATGTTATTGTTGAATCCATTGGATCGGCTAATACCGTAACATTTCAAAATACCGGCGGCGTTGCTAATGTGATTGTTACTGGTGACTTGACTGTTACCGGTAATGCATCTCTGTCAGGTAACATTTCGGGTGACAAGTTGTTCAACGGTACAACTTCGATTGAAATTCAAACCCCCAACGGGAATGCCAACATCACAGTGGGCGGAACATCAAATGTTGCTGTGTTTACCACTACAGGTTTAAACATCACAGGTGCAGCCAGTGCAACTGGTAACATCACAGGTGCTAATATTAACACTGCTGGCATTGTGTCAGCAACTGGCAATGTCAACGGTGGTAATTTGACAATTGCAACTGGTAATATTGTTTTAACACAAACATCTGGAGCCACAACAGCACAAGTTATTAGATTCACAGATGCCAACACTGCGGTCACAACGCTGGGTGCAAACATTGGTTCTGTAGAATGGGTCACAGCTGATGCCACAGGACTTGGTGCAAGAACCACAGCCGCATTACGAGCAGTTTACAGTGATGCCAACGGCAATGCCAACATCTTGTTACAAACCAATGCAACTACTAGGATTGCTGTGTTGGGTGCAACCGGCAACGTGGGTATAGCCAACGTTGCTCCATTACACACATTTGCTGTAACTGGAAACACTTACGTTTCAGGCACAACAGAAGTAATTGGCAACATTACAGGTGGAAACATAATCACAGCAGGCAGAGTAACAGCCACTGGCAACCTGGTGTCTGGCGCCAATGTGATAGCCACAGGATATGCTACAATCACTGGCAACGTCACTGGCGGAAACATCATTAGCGTGGGAGTAATCAGCGGTAGTGCCAGCGGTATTTCAGCTATAGGTAATATTCGTGGTGGTAACATCAACAGTGATGCTCTAGTAAGCGCCACAGGTAATATATATTCTGGTGGCGGCTTTGAGACTCAAGGCAACCTAAGTGCTACAGGATCAGTACTGGCCGCCACAGCTATCTTGGGCAACGCTAATGTCACTGGTAACATGTTTGGTACAGGTATTGGAGTGGAGAATGTTGTTTGGCAAAGTGTATCAGCCAACATAAGTTCTGCGTCTATGGCCAACGTTGGGTCTCTGGGGTTCTTTGCTCTAGCAGGATCCAGCTACAAATTTGAAGCCTACATGCCAGTGGTGCCCACAGCAGGAACAACCACAGCATTCAGCACCTACTTTGACGCAGGAACTTGCAGTTACACAGTAGAATCGCAGACCACTCCTGTAGCTGGTTTTGCAATGGCAACATCTACTACTTCGGGCAGCACAGGAACTACACAGGTCATGACAGGAACCACAGCTAGAACTGTGAGAATCACTGGTATAATCTACAGTGCAGGCAATGCAAACGTGGCAGTGCAAGCTCAAACCAGTGCAGCAAACGTGGTAGTTCCGTCAGGATCCTATCTCTCCTACACTCGAATCGGTTAAAGCGTAATCCTGTTCTTTTGGTAAATACTCCAGAGGACCAGATTACCTATGACACAACAGATCATCGACGTTGGCACCGTGGCCAACGATGGCACTGGAGAAGCACTACGCACCGCATTTGAAGCTGTAAATGACAATTTTACGGAAGTTTATACCGCGGGTCCGGTTGGCAGTAATGTTGTCATAGCCAATAATACCATATCAATCAACGGCACAAATGGCAATCTAATACTGCAAGGTAATGGAATTGGCAACGTTGTGACCAACAGTAGTGTGCGTCCTTCTACAGATGCAGTATTTGATCTTGGAGCGGCCAACTTCAGATACGACACAGTACATGCGGCTTATTTTCAAGGTAATGGCGCAGGACTAACTGGAATCACAGTCAGTGCTGGTAGCCAAATTCTCAATGCCAACAGCAATGTAAGAATTGCTGATATCAACGGTCCGGTCACAATCAGTGTAAATGGTACAGCCAATGTGGCTAGATTTTTGGCCAATGGAGTATCTATTACTGGCAATGTTTCGGTATCTCCAGGCAACTATTATCTAGGTGATGGATCACTGCTGACAGGCATCCAGACCAACACCAACACTATCTTCAACGGAACCAGCAACATAACCATTGGGTCTTCGGGCGGCAATGCTAACATGTCCATTGGTGGAATAGCAAATGTGGTTGTGGTAACACCCTCTGGCCTGACCGCGGTAGGCAATGTCACAGGCGGCAATCTTCAAGCCACAGGTAATATTTTCATTGGCAACACTGTGTTCACACGTACATTGGTAGTAGGCACACGAACCACACCAGTCACTGTGGCCTTGGCCAGCAACAACAGTTTTCTTGTAGGCACCAGAAGCAGTGGAAACATAACAGTGTTCACCACATAAATATAGATATTGGAAAAAAATAATGGCAAATAGAATTCCGTTAATTATTAACTCAGGCTCGGGCCAGATACAAGAATTGGCTGCTGGCGATAATTTATCACTGCCTAGTAGCGACATTGTTGGGGTAGGTAACGTCACAGCAGTAGGCAATGTGCAAGGCACCTATATTCTTGGTAACGGTGCGCTGTTGACCGGTGTATCAACCTCATCATCCAACATCAACAACGGAACTTCAAATGTTACCATTGGCACCAGTGGCGGTAATGTAACCATTGGTGTAGGTGGCTCTGCCAACGTGGCAGTGATAGCATCTAACAACATTACTGTGGCTGCTAACATTGTACCTGCAGCCAATATAACTTATGATCTAGGCACTACATCACAACGATTTAAAGATCTCTATCTCAGTAACAGCACAATTTATTTAGGCAATGCTACCATCAGCGCCAACGCTACTGCTATTGTGATGACAAACCCAGCGGGCGGTCAAACTGTATTGGCCGGAGCGTCAGGTAACACAGCAATCACAGCTACCACAGTGAGTGCGTCAGGCAACATCACAGGTTCATATTTCCTGGGCAATGGTTCACAACTGACAGGGTTGCCGGCAACGTATGGCAACTCAAATGTGGCCGCATACTTGCCTACATACTCGGGCAACGTTGGATCACTAACAGCCACAGGCAACATTCAAGTTGTCAACGGTATCTTTATTGGTAACGGTGCTGGGCTTACTGGAGTTACTGCCAGCTCCAACGTTGGATCGGCACAAAAGATTGAAAACGGTACTACAGAACTAAATGTTCCAGTTGCCAACGGCAACATTGTGGGCAACATTGGTGGCGTGACCAACATATTCCAATTCAGCACAAGTGGGTTGAGTGTAAACGGTAACGTAACAGCAAACTATTTGATTGGTAACGGTAGCCAGTTGACTGGGCTACCAGCATCATACGGCAACGCCAACGTAGTAGCCAACTTGGCTGCACTGGGATCAAACCCAGTTAGCACAACCGGCAATGTGACCGCGGGATATTTCGTTGGTAACGGCGCACTACTCACAGGTATCGCTACCAGCTATGGCAATGCTGAAGTGGCCACATTCTTGGCTGCATTTGGTTCAAACACAATATCAACCACAGGCACAGTCACAGCAGGCAACGTCACTGGTGGAAATTTACTAACAGGTGGCCTAATATCAGCCACTGGTAATATTACTGGTAACTATATTCTTGGTAACGGTTCGTTACTAACTGGGGTCAGTACAAGCTCATCAAACATCAACAATGGTA